AATACTTCTGCAAGAACGTTAACGTCAACGCCCGACTTTTCAGCTTTCTTAAGTAAAGCGATAGCTTCTTGAGTTTGAACTTTGTATCTAACACGAGAATACGTTGAAGGATCGCCCGTAACAATATCAATCAGCTTATCCAACAGATCGGCTAGCTTCTTACGCATCTCTGGCGACTGAAGAGCCTGTTTCTTGCTGGAACGCAGCGCACGACGATACTTCTGAAGCTCGTCTGTGTCGGCTAGACCAAGACGGAGCAGCAGATCTAGCTTCGTGTTAGTCTTACGTGGTTTGTTAGGATCATCGTTTTCGTCTGGCTCTACGCTACCAGCACTCTTAGCTTCAGCAATGCGACGAGTGCCTGGTGGCTCGTCGTTATCATAGGCTGATACAGTGCGCGAACGACCTACGCCAAGATAAAATTCCTTGAATGGCTTACCGCCCAGAGAAATCTTCTTTGTCTTTTTCTGAACGCCGTGTGCTAATACGTCGCGGAATGAAGCGAGCGATTTGCCAGCTTCAATCGTAAACTCATGCTTATCTGCTGGCATACGAAGAGCTTCGAACTTTGCTAATAGCTTCTTAGCATCTGAAACAGAAATCTCAGACGTTTGTCCGTTAGCAAACTTTGTTTCGTGTTCACCGCGCGAGTTAATAACCTTACGCATCTGATAGATGATATTCGTGTCGCCTGGATCACGAGCATCTTTATCAGTTGCAGACTTACGCCCTTCGTCAACAGCTTTAAAGTGTGTTGCGTGTCTATTCTTAAACTTGTGAGCATTATCTGGATCTGGCGCTACTCGGTCGTTCTTAAGAGGATCAGTATCAAGAACGTTGATTTTGAGAGCATTCAAGTTTAGTGGATTATCTTGTTTCTGATTAGGAACTTGCTTCTTTGTCTTAGGATCAAGCGTCTGTTCCTTGATGTCGCGAGCTTGAGCCACGGACGTCTGAGCTTTCTTGCGGATCATTGGCAAGATACGCTTTGAGATAGTATCAACTGCTCTGTTGAGCCCCTTACCAAAACGATTGATCAGCGCATTATCCACAGCCACACGTTGTGAACGAGATAGTGAACTGTAGTCTAGCTGCTTCTTGCCTGTTGCACGAGCACGCAAAATCATAAGAGCAGCCTTTCTCGCGCGCATGCGCAAGCGCGAAGAAGCTGGTACTTGTTTGCGCTTGAGTTCACGTAATCTAGCCAAACGCTTTGACATAGCTTTCATACGCTGCGACAGCTTCTGTCTAGTCTGTATTGAAAGAGCCCTAGCTTCGTTGACTTCTTCTTTATCTACGTCTTGACCCAGGATAACATCAAGCATCAGTGCGTCGGCGTCATCAAGATCAAAATCGTCTAGGTCCATATCGTCGATGTGCTTTGAGATTTCGCTATCTGAAGGGATGTTAATTTCTACATCATCAGAAGATTCCATGATAAAGGAAACGAACTTATCGTCATGATTATACTCCATGACATCTTCTCCCAGTAAGGCCTTACGCACAGCTGTGAACATATTCTTAGCTTGTGCTGCTCTAAGTGTGTGTGGCGCGCCACGAAGGAACTCTGCGACTTTATCGTCTTTGGCTAATGCACGCATTTTGCTGGCTGACATTCCCGACACATCGTCGGCATCTGGATCGCGTTCGCCCGCAGACTTAACTTCGATCTCATCAAAGTTATATTCTCGACCATTGTACTTGGTGATCAGAGTAGTGAACTCAGGAACACGATCGGAGCCAGCAAACATCGTGACGTGAGTGAAACCTTCTTTTTCAAGCTGCTTGAGAACTTCGATAACTGTGCGTGCGTTCGACTTCTTAACGAGCGAACCAAAGGCTGCTCGTGCGAACGCTACTTTCTTATCGTATTGTAGGGGATCTTTCTTTCCAACAGAATGGGAAAGATAAACGCGAGGAGCTGCGCCGATATCTCGAGCGTATGCTACCAGCTTATCAACAAGAAGCTGGTGCCCAGTCGTAGGGGGATTCATTCTCCCGAACGTAAAAACGACGCTTTTCATGTTCTCCTCGCGGGATTGCCGTAGCCTGACCGCTAGTAATGTGTGAGCAGGACTGCCTTAGCTTTCTGCTTTGTTATTTATAAAATGTTCTTGACAATTTCAGTTACAATCATTATAATGAGTGATGTTACGAGGGGTCAGTATACGACTTTACTTACCTCTGCCATCCCTTGATAATGTCTGGACTAAAGTTCGCTTGACTGAATCCTAGTCTATCCACTAGCTTTACGGCTCCACCAGTAAGGTGATCCACAGCTACGTATCCCTCAGGTGAAGTGACTTTCAATCCCTGACGAGTACGTAGGAATGTGTTGATAGCTGCTGCTGAGTTCATCTTGGATATGATCATCATCTTAGCTTCAACAACCAAGTTCATGAAGTCGAAGATAGATTTAAGCTGAAACAGTGGTGTACGAACGATAGGTCCAAACGACTGCATCTTCTTAGCTTTGACGCTATTTTTACCAGCAGGCGTTTTCTTTTTATCTTCTTCTTTCTGATAGAAGTCGTTCATGTAATGAACTAAGCCGGCTACATGCGTTGTTGTGTTTTCGATCTTTTCGCCAGTGCGAACCTTGCTGTTGTTGTACGTCTTGACGCGAATCAGAAGCTCTGGGTCTTTATGGAAAGCGTCGACAGCTTCGCGTGGTAGTCTCTGTAGGATCGTTCCAGCCTGAGAAAGCAGCGAATTGAAATGAGCAGTTTCAGCAGCGGTGAAAGTCGCTGTGCCGCTCACGTCTTTATAGTTCGCATCGTCCATCCAAATCGTATTGACTTGCTTTAGCTTTTCTACGATCCCTTTTCCAAACGATGCTCTCATGGATTCGAACGAATCGCCTTCGTATGTTGTGTGCCATACGACGCCAATGCTCGCTTTAGAAATCATTGTGCCTAGCGCGGAATCCACAGGAACAGCATACACGATTGTGTTTGGTTGGAACGTATAATACTTAGTCCCGTCAATCGTTTCTGCGCGAACGTCACCTTTCGTAAACATAAGATCGCCTTGGAACACGCCCTTTGTGATTCCTAGCTTCTTAAACTCACGCAAGGCGACTGTGAACTTATCCGCAAGTTCACCTTCAAGATCAGCGTTGATATCTGATTGTGTCTTGTATAGCTTAGGCGTCTTGTTGAAGATGCCTTTCTTAGCGACAAAGAACTTACCATCTGTCGGATCAACACCAGCAAAGATAGCAGGTGCTCCGTCCCACTTTACTGTAGCTGCGACCTTCTTGGATGTATGACCACCAAGCATATCACGCATCTGTGATAAGAATGCGAATATCTGTCGCGCACCATCAACACCGTCATTCAGAATCAAATCTTCAATGTGTTCCATATGAAGATTTTTTTCTTCAGTGATGAATGTAGATAACTTTTTCACCAAGGGTCTCCAGACAACTTCATAGAAGAAGCTAATTTTTGAGATTCGAACTTAAAACGAATTTTCATCAGCTGATGTGTTCCTGCCTTAACACCAATCGATTCGTTACCAACTGCTTCAAAAGTTATTTTATTTTTCTTGATGTAGTCGAGCTTTGAATTTGAATTAGGGTCGGTGATAGATACCGTATACCTTCCCTTAGTTCCTTGTCCAGTTACCTTTATGTATGGAGGGTATATCTTTGTTTCATCGTCGGACTTGAAATTCATCCAGTCGTCTAGTATGTGCTTCTTTAAGAAGTCCTGATCTTTGATACCTTTGTACTTTTTCAGCAAGAAATCTCTTAAATCTTTCATAGCCAACGAACCCATTTCATCAACGGAATCCTGAACTTTCTTTGAAGAACTTCTAATTTCAGTTTTTCGTTTTGAGCTTGTGGTAGAAAATTTATGTAACTTGACGATCCTAGCAACATATTCATCTAGTATAGGTGAAAGCTCAATCCCTAGCAGCTTTTCAAGCGTTCCTACACCGGGGTTCTTAAACCCAATCTCTTTAGCCTTACCAGTAGATTTTGCAGACAAACCAAGAAACCCATCTGAGCCGGCTGGGCCAGAAGTGAATTTGAAAAGGACGTCTGTAGGATTCTTAGAAGAGTCTACAGTTTTTCCTGTAACTCTAGTTAGATCGCCAGGCTTTGCAGTCCACCAACAGTCAACAACGGATCCTTTGTATCCGTTGTCTTTAGCCCATTTGATAAACTCTTCAACCATCAACCTAGCACGACCATCTTGATCTGCGATTTCATTGGTGTCTTCTTTTGAAGTAAATGGTTCAATGTCAGACTCTAGCTGTCTTCTAGCAGCTAATCCTCCGCTAGAACTATACTTGCTAGGGCTACCATATCTAAAAACGGATATTTCATTAATTCGTGCCGCTACTGCGATTGAAATCGTTTTGGCCATTATCCGTTGTACCTTATACTAGTTTTGATCTTAAATGTTCAAACTATTTATAAACGCAAAAAGGGAAACGCATCATACGCTTCCCTTCTGCCAATACTCTCTTCAAGATATAAAGATCAATCTTTCTTAGTTCTTTGAGAAGTAATGCGTTCTTATGAACCTTCATAATCATAGTTTTCGCGGATATACATTTCAGTCAGCTCAGGAAAATTTTCCATAACGTATTCTACGAAATGATCCATATCTAGTTCAACTTCAACGTCTTCTTTCATCTTTCTTCTTTTTGAGTTTGGCATATTAGCACCAGTCATGTGCGCAAGATCAGCCGCTGTACGACGATCTCCTGCTCTGGCAATACCTGTAACTCTTTTTTGAATGGTATCCATATCACGATCAGAAGGTCCACCCAAACCTACCATTTTCTTCAAACCGGCTTTCATAATTTTACCACCAACAGAAGCCTTAGCTTTATCTACATATTTTTCTCGTTCGCCAGGTGCTTTGATACCCTTGAGTTCATCGATCTGCTGATCTTCATCCATTCGACCCATGCCACCCTTTTCAACTTCTTCTTTAGCAAGTCTATCTAATGCTCTATTGGTACCTGTTTCTCTATTCTGGTACTTACTAGATTTACCAGCATAATGCTTGCCTTGACGATCTACATCTGAAATCTGATCTGCTTTAGCCTTCTTTACATAACGGATAAGAGCTTTTTTTCCAGCCGGTGTATCGCCAACTTCATCGAGTTCCCAAGACTCAGTGATCATTGGCTTGCGGCCGTTAGGTGTTAGGATGTAAGACATTTTGTTCCCCTTTTTCGAACACGGTAATCCTAGCATATTTATAAAATAGAAAAAGGGGAGGCGCACCACACGCCTCCCCGACTGATGACAAAAAATCCACCTCCTTAATCATCAGCCAAACGTGCGGAATCCTAAGACACGATTCGCTGGATAGTAAGCTGTAGTTACAGCTCTGTTCTGGTTTCCTCCAAGAACAAGTATGTAGCGTACACCGTCTACAACTTCTTCTCCCATATAGAAACCTACGTGCCCCGCAGCTCTACTTTTTCCGCGAGTAAACACAACGATATCCCCTTCTCTTGGGCTTCTAGTAGAATAGCCCCAGTGAAGGAAACTTCTAGCCATGAGCGAATTTGTTCCATTCACACCCGACTGATATAAGACGGCGTTAACAAATCCCGCACACCATGGCGTTCTTACTGGATCAACTGACATAAGATTGTGAAGTTTTGCTCTATGAGTTTTCTCATGCAAACCTTCATACTTCTTCGCAACAACTACTGGGTTTTTCTTAGGTACTTTCTTTTTCACTTTAGTCTGCGGCGCAGCTTGCACCACAACAGTTACTCTTTGACGCTGATTCTCACGATTCCAGTAAGATGCATGATTATCATCGTCGGTGTACCATGTAGTCGTTTGATTTTGTTCTGGCGTAACTCTGTGTTTGTGTTTAGGCGCTGCAACAGCAGTCGATGCTAACATTAGTGCAGAAGTTACAGTTATAATTGCTGTTAGTATTTTCATTTTATCTCCTGTTTTGGCTTACGCTACGAAAGGAAGATATAATGACGTATCTTATCTAGACGTTAATCGTTCGACACGAACCTTGGCTCGTCCCTTGTTAATTATCCCTAATTGCTGGGCACCTCCTCTTGCTATGTCTAGATCCACGCCTTTCGTAAAAGGACCACGATCATTAACCCTGACTACTATGGATCTGCCGTTGTCAGGGTTAGTAACTCGCAACATAGTACCGAATGGGTACTTCTTGTGAGCGACCGTCATCCCGTTAGGGTTGAACTTTTCACCATTTGCTGTGCGAGCACAGCACGCATACCAAGTCGCAGTAGCATTATACGAAGTAGATGCGTCTGATATATTTGTAGCGCATCCGCTCAGAAGAACGGATGCAGCAATAACCGTCAAAAAGTTACGCATTTGATATTTATTCAAAAGATGGTGCTCCCAGAAGGATTTGAACCTCCGATAAGACCGTTATGAGCGGCCGGCTTTAACCACTAAGCTATGGGAGCTGAAGGAAACGAGCGGCTAGTTGGTCATAGCCGCCGACGTATTCGTCGTCTAGGTAGATTTGAGGTACAGTCCTAGTATTAGGAAACTGCTCAAGGAATTCATCGCGAGTAAGATCACGACCAACTTTATGTTCAGTAAATTCGATTTGCTTTGCTTTCAGTAAGATCTTTGCATTATCACAATAAGGACAATCATCTTTACTATAGATCACCGCTTTCATTATACAATATCCCTGTCTTTTGTCTGAAATGATATCCGTTAGCTTTTTTCCATTCGCGTAGAATGACTTCTTGATCGCGGCGCGCTTCTACTTCCCATGGTAGATTGAAGTATGAACCGCTTCCAGGTCCTTCTGCTAGGACAAGTTTATTCTTCCACTTACAGTAGTTAGCTTTCGTAGCTAGATCTTTAAGATCACCAGTTGCATATTGTCTGATGTGAACTACTTCATGAGCAAGAACGCGCATAAGAGTTCTGTCGGTTAGATAGTTGCATAGTTCCATATCGTATGATCTTGGTCTATGATTAACATCTTCCCAGATCACGGAGCCATAGAATCTAGTGCCAACTAGATCTTCAGCGATACGGATGGTTAGTTCGATATTGTTAGCCAAACGTTTACCAAGGGTATATCCCAGCATCCATCTGGCAGCTTTCTTAACGATGCTGCGTTTACGGGCTGAGCCGCCCGTAATCTTAATCTTAGCTTTGTTTTTGGCGTACTCCAAGTTTGATGAGATCATAGCATCTCCCTCGCTCATTGGACTAGCATAGTCTAACTGTTCGTCATTGTCAAGAACAATAGTATTTAGGCTATGAAAACTTGAAGTCGAGGAACTTACCTTTGGGCTTTGATCGTTCACGGTCTTCCATCCCGAACTTAGTGTTATCCATTACAGACTCGGAGCGTTTAGTCTTGCCGCCACGACTGTCATCAATGATATCATCCTGAGCTGATTCCTCAAGATCAAAAAGCCTCATCTTCACACGATCAACGCCAACAAAAAACTTTCTGGTATTGGCTGGATCGCTGTAACGATTCTTGAGCTGCTTGACCATGATTTGCCCACGCTCATCCATTTCTTCGTCTCGCACGAGCGCGATCATGAAGTCGGCTGTAGCTGGCAAACCGAACGACTCTGACGTATCTTCAAGCCCTGGATCGCTACTGGTGTATCCCGAACGAGTCGTCTGAGTAGCCGACACGATAGGAACGTTCTTTTCCACAGCCAGCCCACGCAGTTCTTCTGCGATAGACTTGATGTAGGAATAGCTGTTTACGTTTGAACCAAGCTTGATGCGTGAAGAACAACAGATGTTCAGATAGTCGATGTAGATGATATCAGGAACAAAGTTCCGCTTCAGATTTAGTTCGTTCAGCAGATGACGGATATGACCCGCATGAGCAGAAGCAGTTGGATACTCTTTGATGATTAGCTTACCCTGCGTCTTAGAACGCAACCTAGCGATCTTGTTCTGATACATTTCCTTGGGTAGCTGCTGTAGATCTTCAGACGCAACGTTCAACAGATTAGCGTCGATACGCTCTGCGATCTTTTCTTCAGCCATTTCCATGGTGATATAGAGAACGTTCTTACCCATAGTAAGATTAGCTGCTGCGAAGTGACACATCGCAAGAGTCTTACCAACACCCGTACCGGCGAGGATGATATTGAGTGACTTACGTGACAATCCGCCTCGAGTGATCTTGTTAAAGAGCTCGAGATCAAACGCGACCTTTTCTTCGACGCGATGATAGTAGTCATATCGCTCTTCGAAATCTTCAATGAAGTCGTGACCGATATGACTATCGAACGAAACGCCAAGTGCTTCTGATAGGATTTCAGGGATAGAGTTCTTAGTTCTATTCTTATCCTTGCCGTCAAGGATAGCGATACTATCCATGACAGCGTTGAACACAGCACGTTCCTGACAGAACGCTTCAGTTGACTCAAGAAGCCAATCCATTGTGACAGGCTCTGGTTCGACAAGATTGCGAACCAGTTCCATCGAACGCTTATGCTCTTCTTCTGTGAGATTATTGCTAGACTCAATCTCGATCCCAATCGCTTCACGAGTAGGTCGAGAGTTATACTTTGTCATGAAGTCAGCGATTCGCTTATAAACTACTCGTTCTGACGAATCGCTGAAGTAATCTTCTTTCAGGAATGGTAGAGTCTTGCGGGCAAAATCTTCATTGTGAACCAGATTCTTTAGAATGGTCAGCTCGATCTTCATTCCCGATCTTTCCTACTTGCTTAGTCAAAATATCAAAAAGAATGGACGCGATAGTATCTTCAAAGCTCGTCTTGATCTTATCCGTCAGCATTTCTTCTGCGATGAACGATTCGACGATGTGATAGTTGAAGTTAAGAAGCGCGCCACCATCTTCCGTTTCTTCACCAACCTTTAAGTTCTCGTAGTGATATACGATTCCTTCAAACTCGCCTTCGTCAATACGAATACAAACAAAGTCGGGCACATCGTCACGTTCGATACTACTATACTTCACTGCGACTGGATTGTCAACGACGCTTGCCATTTTGGACCACCTTAATTCCCATCGTGTAATTCTCGGCAGCAGCTTCAGCCCAGCTCTGACTCTTATCTACGTAGGCTTCTGTTAGAATCAACTCTTCGTCCTCGTAGAACTTGACATAGAAGTCGCCGTCGTCCTTATGGACTTCGGCTTTCTTGCTCCTATCATCACTCCAGTATTCACTCAGCAACATCTTCTTCCTCCTTATCTAGGATAGCGCCATGCGCAATCGAATAACGTTCCTTGATATACTTAGCGAAATCAGTTTCAGTGAAAATGGATTTCCAGAACTCGGCGTTATCAACTATATCTGATGCTCGCATGTTTGGTGCAAGCACTTCTCCTGTTGAGCGGTCCACTCGCGCATACCATCCAACCTTAGGTTTAGCCACATAACCGCCATCAATAGCGACATCGAGAAGACCGCTCCAACGATTAATTCCTCCCTCGAAAGAAACCGTAATAGGGATCTTAGACTTTTCTTTAACATATCGAGACTTCTCTACGTTGATGACGAAGTGATAGCCTGCGATTTCAGTACCATCCTTGTCTTGCTGACGACCCAGAATCCAGATATTGTCTGAACCATAGTAAGAACCTGTACCGCCACCAACGATATCTTTTGGATAAAGACCAATTTCCTTATAGGTGTGATTGATCACAGCCATAGGAATATCCTTGAGCGTTAGATAAGGCGTAATCATGCGGAACAGCGACTTGAGCTGCTTCGCTCGCGACATATCTGCTACTGACTTTTCATTGAGTGCATCCTCGACTTCCTTCTTAGAAGCGAGGTTACCAATAGAATCAATAACGATCATAACACGATCACCGCGTTCAAGCGCAGTGAGCTGCTTCATAATATCAAACTTGAGCTGTTCCACGTCCATGATAGGCGTATGAACGACTGAATCGAACGGGATACCAAATGTATTGAAATAAGCCTGCGGCGTACCAAACTCTGAATCGTAGAACAGGATGATACCATCCTTATACTTCTTCAGAAAAGCAGACGCCATAAGTAATGCGAAGCCAGTCTTGAAATGCTTAGAAGGACCAGCAAGCATTGTAAGACCTGGCGTAATACCACCATCTACTGAACCAGAGAGAGCGACGTTGATCATTGGCACCGAAGTTTGGATGATATCCTTTTTCGTGAAGATCTTGCTATCTCCGAGCGTAGCTGTAAACTCGATAGTGCTATTTTTGATAAGTTTTTCTCTAAGTGACATTTTTCACCTCCATGTTCATATTACTGTAAAATGACCTAACTGTCAAGACTTCTTTTCGATTGTCATCGGTTCCCATAGATCTCCGTTAGTGGTGACTGCATCTAGATGATTCACTTCTCTTTTAAGATCACGACTGGCCGCTATGATAAGCAACACAGCCAACGGATCGATCACCATGACAAGAAGCAGAATCATGATACGTATAGCTGCTTCTAAATCCTTTTCGCCATCTGCGCCGTATAGAAGTTCAGACACATAACGAATAGGACCAACTTCCAACTTGATAGCTCGTGTAGCCTTAAGAAGCGGAGAACGTTCGTCTAGTAATGTATCTATATTCTTTTGCGCATCTTTGATTTCAGCGGCTAACGTATCACGTTCTTTCTTCTGCTGATTACGCAACTGAAGCGCAGTTTGGGCTCGATTGTTTCGATCAATGATCGAGTCGATAGCCTTATCTAGCTGACCAAGTTGCTGTTCCGCTCGCGCGACTCGCGCTCGCTCGCGCGAGATGCTATCGTCGATACGTTCTATCTTAGCAACAACATCGCCGCTTGGTGCGACTTGATCTAGATGCGCTTTGGAAAGAAAACCAAAGATACCCATGCTAGTGATAAGCATGAGTATAAGCAGCGCTGATGTAAAATACGTTTTCATCAGGAACGGAATATACTTCCAGTTCCTGTATAACCAAGACGCTAAGATGATCTTACCAAACTCAAGCGTTCCGCCAAGTATGATAATCGCAAGAGAAGCTCCTGCGAAGATAGCGACAAGACCAGTTACTGAATACCACGCTGAAACGACGGAGAGTGCGATCCCCGTCGTCAGAATTAACCAACGATCTATGTTAGGTGCTAGAATCATCGATAGGTGACATCTTTCTACGCCCGATAGTTTGATTTGTGCGGGCGCGGATGTAGGCGTTTTCCCAGGTCCAGCACTCGCCAGTATCATCCTGAAAGCAAACCCACATCAAGTCATTTTCCATACCATAGTCGATAATGAAATGAGCCATAGCCCTGCCCTTTGGTGTCATAACAGGGATAGGCGGATTCAACTGAATCATACTTGTATTCATTACAAACCTCTAGTCGTCATCAATACCCTATCAAGCATTTCTTGACACTTATCTTTGCGATTGGGCCAGTGAATGTATGCTTTGTCAGACGTCTTGATAAGGTTGTTCAGCAAAGGAACGATGATAGCTTCAAGCGTTTTGATTTTACGTTGAAGCTCTTGCTCCTTTTCGGATAGAGCCTGGTCCTTAGCATCAAGCTCTTGTAGAACGTCCTGCTTGATTTCATCTTCATCGACTCCAGTAAAACCAAAGTCGAAGTCTAGATATTCCTGCGGAACTTTACTCATGAAAAGAAATCCTCAAGTGTGTTTTGTTCTTGAACAGTCCAGTCACGACACACGTCCATGACTCTTTTGCGATTGTTGAAGTTCAATCTTGTGTTAGAAAGAACTTCACGTTCAAACAGTTTATCAATACCAGATCCGAGCTGCAGGTTGATGTGCTTCTTAACGCCACCAACTTGTTTGAACTCGGGGAATGCTTCGACTACATGATGCTTCTGATACGGCTGATTGAGCTCATACCAGTCTTTACTCATAAAGAACTCAGCCACGCTTGGATCAAGATACGGAGCAATGAAACGTTTCTTGTTTAGCTCTTCTGCGATTCGTTTGTGCCACAGATATCCAGCGCGGCTGTTATCAGAAAAGTAGTCTTTACGAAACTCGTCGAACTTTTCTTTTGTATGCTTATAGTGAATGTTCGCTTTCTTTGATACACCGTAGTATCCATCAGCAGCCCACCCACTTAGAACTTCATGCTCCTTGATTTGCGGGTACACATACAGAAACGGAAAGCAACACTCGAAGTGCGTTTTCTTTTCACAACGCACTTTTTCTGCCAACCTTATGAAGTCTCGCTCTACGTTGTTAGTAGGGACTACCACAACGTGATAATCCCATCCCATGGTTTTTGCGATGTCGACTGCTTTCTGTGAATCATACGATGGCTGACCATCTAAGTGAAACGTGTATGCAGTTATCTTCTTTCCAAGCCGATGCGCAGCAAACGCCACGGAAACGCTATCCACACCTCCAGATAGAAGAACAGCTACGCGATCATCATGAGACTTCGCATTCAGTTCTCTGGTTAAGATGCCGTCTATCATGAAAAGAAATCCTCAAGCGTGCTTTGCTTTTCGGCGTGCCAGTTAATCGTTTCAAGAATAGCGTTCAGTGGAGCCATAAACGCTTTGTCGAATTGCATTTCGTAGTCGATGTATTCGTCAAGGCTAAATTCTGACGGCAGATTTGAGAACGAACAAATCACGTTATCATGTATGGGATTAGGCATCTTAAGATACGAGAACCTAATCTTTTCACCGTCCTTGATTAGCTCATACTTCTTTTCTAGCTTGAGCTTCTTAACCATGTTGTTGTATAGCAAAGCTCCGCGAACATGGATAGGCACACCCTTAACTTCGCGCTGGTATTTAGTTATGTCTTGGACAGATCGAGGAAACGCAACTTCTTCGAAAGTCATCTTGATGAACTTAGCTTTAAACTCTGAGATGAACTTATGCAAATCAGCTTCAGTCTGCGTCATGATGATGTTCAGCGCATCGATGATAGCCTGACGACATACTGCGGGAGTCGATGACTTGACGGCTTCGATTCCCATGATCTTGAGTTTCGGTTTGGCGTAACGCACGCCTTCAGAATCATGCACGTTGAGGATGTATCGCTTTTTCGCAGTCCAGATACCACGATCAGCGATAACCTCACGCTTCATGTTCATCTTTTGTGCGAACGCTTCCATCCGAACAGCAAGATCCGAATAAATGCTATCAATAACTGGTTCAATCTTTTCAGAAGCCACCTTGTCCAGAAAGTTAACGATCTTTTGCTTCTCTTCTTCAGTAAAAGTATGCTGATCTCCTCGAATCTTAAACACTTGACGTACAAGCCCGTCAAAGCTGATATATAGCGAATCCGTATCGGAAGCAATGACATAATCTACATCCTCTGTCTTTAGTATCCTGTTTAAATACTTATTCATTTGGTTTTCAGCCCAACGAATTGAGAGCTGGCCACCGAGGGTGATAGCTGTAGCCTGATTGATATCGAAGAAACGGAAGTGAGGATTACCGATAGCTCCGTAAGCTGAGTTCAACTGAACTTTCTTAGCGAGCTGCATATTCTTGTATCGAGAGATATCTTTTGATGCTTGCTTTGACTTAGTCTTTTCGTATTCTTTCTGAGCGGCAATCATCTTATCTTTGTAAACGACACGATCATTGTACATACGTTCCATGATCTCAGGCAAGAAGCCCTGTCGTTCCTTATTGAAGAAGCATCCGTTTGCTGCGACTCCATAGCCATCGGGAACATCTGGAACAAACCCATCCAGCAGTTCGTCGATGGTAACTGTAGTCTTGACTGCGTTTCCTCTTCCATCACGCAGAATGGTTTCTGGTGAGATGTTATACTGCATGATAAGATGAGGATAGAGCGAGTTCAAGTCAAATGACATAACCCAGTTGTACATCCCAGGCTTTGGTTCCTTGACGAATGCGCCAACATAGGCTTCTTCCTTGGATCCGCCGCCAGTAATAGGAACCGAGATATGCTTCTTGTATAGATGATTGTGAATGATGACGTCCCACATACGAACTTGTGTGAACACGTCAAGCAACGTCACTCGCGCGTCGTACGCGAGCGCGAGAGCCATGTCAATCAGCTTCATCTTATCATCGAGCTTTTCTACAAGCTCAACGTCTCGAATGTTATACTCGATGAATCGCTGGAAGTCGTTGATATAAAACTCGTGGAGAGTTTCATATTCATCGTATGATAGCTTACGTTCACCTAGCTCAACGAAAGCGATATGATCTAGACGATAACTTTCTTGCTGAGAGTACGTGAACTTCTGATACATCTCGAGATAATCGAGAGTAGCAATGCCAGCGATGTTATACACAGTTTCTTCTTTGAACTTCGTGCGAACACGGCGCTCCTTGAAGATTTTCCAAGGCGAAAATCGTTTCGCTTCGCTTTCACCAAGCACGGAAGTCATACGACGAACGAGATACGGAATATCGAAGAACGTCACGTTCCAGCCAGTAACAATGTCTGGATAGTCAAGCGACCACTCGCTCAGGAACTTGAGTAGAAGTTCCTTTTCGTTGTTGCAGTGATAGTAGATCACGTCGTTTCTATGGGGAACAAAGTCGCCGTAGCCCCACACATGAAAGACGTTATCTTTCTTCAGAGCGATAGCCGTGATAGGATCAGATGCGCGCTCTACGGCGGGAAAACCAAACTCTGAGCTGACCTCGATGTCGATGTATGCGACTTTGATAAGGTCGCGATCATACGCAATTTCGTTTGGATACTCTTCGTTGAGATACGCATACAGGAAACGTGGCATACCATACAGCTTGAAGTTGCTGATGTCTTCGTATCGCTTGACAAAATCCTTGGCGTCGCGCATAAAATCGAACACCATAGGATCTAGCGTATGCCCGCCAATGTCTTTCCAGATGGCGCGTTCTACATTCTTCGATGGAAGGAAGAGCGTGGGCTTGTAGGGGATCTTTTCGTTGAAGGCTCGCCCGCGGTCGTAACCGCGAACGAGAATGTTGTTACCGTACTCAATAGCATTAGTGTAGAACTTTGTCATAGTGATATAGTACCACCTTATGACGTAGCTGTCAAGATCCCTTTCTTGGGGAGCACTAATCCTGAGCCGAAGTTCTGATTGTATGCTGCTTCGATCTGATCGTCTGGCTCGTATGTGAATAGAACGTTGCGTGGATCAAGGATCACTTCTTTTGTCTTAGCCATTGGAATAAAGTCGATCAAAGCCATGTTAGCTTTTCCAGACGGACCTGGCTGCAACATGACAGCAGCCGGCTTGACGACTTTGACCATGTTATTTTCCACACTCACTTTACCTACTACTTCGTCGCCATTAAGCAAACGAAGCATCATTACAGAAGAAACATTATCCATATCATTCACTCCTTATTTCGTAACACCAGCCATCTTTTCTTGACCGCGTGACCAAGCGGCAATACCAAGGACAGCACCCATAGCAAGATGGAACAGACCAGCGCCTTGTAGCGTTAGCGGACTCCATTGTGTCATAGGCATCTTGACCATGACTTGTGCAACTGACCACATAACTGGAAAGATCGCCATGTCAAGAACGCAGATAACCATATAACACCAACCCATCGCAGGGCGCCATTTTTTAGCCATCCAATCTTCATTCTGCTTTGCGTTTTCTGCTTCCCACTTCTGCTTCTCAAATTCAATGGAAGCCAGCTGAGCTGCTTCTGAAAGCTGAGGAGCTGCGGGCGCAGATGAAAAGCGCGAAGGACCAGGAACTGATCCCGTACTATCTATTCTTGACGCAGCACCCTTAGTCGCTGGATCTAACTGATCCATAGCAACTGGAACCTTTACTGGTTCATCGTTTGGATGTGGATTACCGAATTTAGGCATCGTAACTCCTTATGAAAAAATGTGTAGAGCTTCTTCATAATGATGCTTACGATCTTCTAGACCGATTGTTCCACCGTTGATCTTTTTGGTTACAGTTATAATATCGCTCTTGTCAGCCCACTTGTTCAGTTCACGAGAATCCCAGAACCAAGCAGCAGACCAACATGCACCTTCAGCCGTTTCAAGCCAGGGCACAACTTCTTCTAGGGACATTTCCATGTCTGATGCAAATGCTGCGTAGTTAGACTTACCTGTGAGCTGAATAAACCCACGTCCGCGATAACGATATCCGTCACCTGATGCTTCGTCGCCGTTACCCATACGACTGGAGTAAACTACGTTCGCAATCTTTTCAGGCTTCTTAGCATAAGCATTAGCATCACGTCCTGCGCGAGCGAAATACTTCGGGAAAATCTTATTCAGACCTTGAGCTGAATAGTTAAGATTTTCTTCCATGACTGACATACCAGCGGACTCGTGCCCGACTTGAGCCAAGAACATGGAAATGCGTTGGGGTGTGTTGATTTCATAAAAAGTTAAAACCTCGTTAAGAGGTCCTAACACTTCGGCTAGCCACTGTTCGTCAGTATCCTCAAAAAACTGACACAGCTGCTCGTGAGTAACAAGCGACATATCTATCTCCTATACATGATTATCATAATATAGAAGATTCATTGCTCGTTATTTAGCTTCTGTCGTAAATGTAGCTTTCATTGCTACCTGAGGAATATCTTCGCGTGACATACCCAAAGATCTAAGATCACCATCCGACAGCATGCTCAGTTCTGAAACTGTCTTGTAGAAACGCATCGTATCTGAACACATCGAATAGAAAAACTTTACTGCATCTAACATTATTGACTCCTGTAAAATGGAAAAGCTGGGCAGCGGATACTGCCCAGCTATGACGAAAAGCTATCAAAGTGAGAATTACTCGCCGCCGTCCTTAATGTCGAACTTCTTCGGCTTCTTATGTTCTGGAATAAAGTTTTCCAGCCAAACCTTCAGAATGCCGTTAACCATTTCGGCGTTCTTAATTTCTACAGAATCA